CTCGCAGCATCAGCAGCACTAATATTATCAGCTTCCCTGATAACACCTACATCTCTACCAAGAACATCTACTTCTTGTTCTGGCACATCAAATGATCTTAGATCTTCAACAAGATCTGCCCTTGCTGCTTCTTGAGCTGCATCTTCAGATCTCTGGGCTTGTGGAGAAAGACCTTGTGGAGGATTACGATAAACTTCTGCAGTCTCACCGAATTCTCTTGAAGCTCTACGATAAGCATCTGCAGTTTCTACACCCATTGTTTCGTATTGACTGAACAGATTTGTCAAAGTTCTGTCGGTATTCCAAGTTCTTGCAGCAAGAGAAACATCAGAAAATGATGCACTTGGATTATCTAACTGGTAATCACGCAAAAAATCTGACAATTCAGATACATTTTCAGGCGTCATTGGATTTGGAGTTTGTGACGTTATAGTCATTTCCTGATCAAGAGCAGACTGCCTATGTCGTATCTCATCTACTTGTCGAGTCCAAGGAGTTCCAGCAGTAGCTTTCTTACTTTTGAATAACTTTTGACCTACCTTTCCAACCTGACCAGCCGCAAAACCACCGAGTATACCAAACAACGGCTTCTCTTCTGATAATGCAGTTAAAGCTGTCTCCAATGCAAGATCAACTGGAGAAGTAGGCATAAGAGGTATCACCCCACCAGTAACATCTGGATTTCTAACAGGCATACCTGATGCATCCTGTAAGAATACATTTCTTGTACCTCTCAATTCACCATATTTCAGCTGTTTGCCATCTTTATAATATGGAGATAATTGTTCTTCTTGAGGTTCTGGAACAGGATCTACACCTCGATGCTTTTCCCACATACTCATAATGGTCCCGTATTTTGCTCTATTTTGTTCTTTAGTAGGCATCACATGACCTTGAATATCATATATCTATACATCAATGTTGTGGAAGGAGTAGCATATGAGCAACTAATCTTCAGAAGGACCACTTGTTATCTCCTTTGTCTTAACTGACTCTATCTGTTCTGGTGAAAATCCCTGGAACATCCCAAATACTCCAACTTCTTTCTGCTTGTATGAATTTACTGAAGTTCCAATAATTTTGCCCAATTCTTTTGTGGATTGCAATATGATGTTGTCATCCTCGCTGTTATCAGACAGGCATTTAAGCCTATCAAGTATATATCGATGGTCGATACCCATCTCCTTTGCAACATCCAATACTCCTTTTTCTATATCTGACATAACTCTCTCCTGTTTCAATAATACTAACGCTTTCTTGCGTGCCTTACCTTCTGTTGTAGCTTTAAAAGCATCCATATAAGCTTTAACAGGGCCCATTCCAGAAACAACATTTGTCGTGAAAATCTTTTCATTATTCGTCAACTTACTCCTTTTCTTCACCCTGTTATTCGTATACTTTATCGTCTTAGAGAATGTATACCTGTTAGGATGCTGACTAAAATCAGTATCCATGAATGTCTTCTTATTATTAACGAATGTGCCTACTACCGTCCTTACCCAGTTCTTTGCCCATTTGTAATTCTTCCTGTCATTAGGATGGTTCAATGCCGATACTTTGAGTAACTGGATTATCCTGTCATCATCACTCATTACCCAATCACCTTGATTTCCATCATGCCAATCTTCTACGACAGCAGGAGCATCTTTAGAACCAAAATACTCTACATACTCACCAACATCATCAAAGATATAGTGACGCTTTCCTTTAATTTTTTTATACTCTGACATCAGTTCCCTCTAACTTGGATACTCAACTCAGCACACTCTCTCGTAAGGCTCTCAATTAACTTAGCAACATCTTTCTCTACAAAATATACTTTATCGTTTATCTCGACTGGGCAGTCCTTATCCATCCTCTCAGATATATGCCGCAATATATCCTCTTGCAACTCCATTGGAAGGTTTGATATGAAATCTAAATTTATCGCCATCTTATTGTATGCTATATATATGCTATATATAATATATATATATATATAAGCTTATTAATATATATTTCTTTTCTTTGGTTCTTTCTTTTCTTTATCATGATATCTGAATATACATATATGACCATGTGGTAGTCAACAGTAGCAGGATTTTGATACGAAGTGTTATTTTTATGGTAGTACACTTGATAAGTGTTTTCCGTATATACGATTTTAGTTGTTTTTCATTTTTATTATCTTATTGAATGTATTTCTTAACTAAACGGAGGTCACCATGAGTGATACTATAACAAAGTTGCTTGATCTGATTAAAGGTATACTTATATTGCAGCGTAGTAGCGTTAGCGGTAGAGTTAGGTTTAATAGAATCAAGAGGTCATTAGCTGAGCTGTATGAATACTGCTTAGAGACAGAGTTCGATGATGCTGATGCTAAGGTAGCTGAGAACCTATTAGGTGAGTTACAGACCAAGATGCAAGGTCAAGGTTGGCAGGTTGCTAGGTGTATTGACGAGTTGCAGTCGTTCCAGGTCTAATAATTAGGGCGCCCTCGGCCCTTTTTATCCACATATCGCCGCTATATTCGCAATTGAAAGGTGATGTATAGCATAACTGTAGCCGATGTTGTGCTGATAGCATAGCATTGGCTACTCATTTTACATCAACATGGTCATTTAACATGGAAACATGAAAGGATACATCATTATGAATGAGTTATTAATAAAGGATACTGATACATCTCTGAATAATTATATTACTGACGGTAGTATTGGTAGTGCTAGTAGGCTGTCGGATGATGAGATCGAGGTGATACTTGAGCAATGGAACAGAGACCAGATGCTTGATGTATATGAATACATTATTAATATTAATGATAACAAATTCGATGATGCTTTCAGCATGAAGGGGTATAATGCAGGTAATCAATAGATCATACAATGAGTTCAGGGTCATCAGTTTCATACTGCCATTAGTGCATCGTGAGATAATGCTGATCATTATTCCAAGTGAGTTCACA